CTAGCGAGTGCCGTTAGCTCGTCGATAAACGATTTCTGCCCGTTGAAGTCATCCTCGTTCTTGACACACTTCATCAAACTGTCGATAACGATATGCTTTACCCCTAGTTCGATGGCGCAATACCTCGACATAGCAATCACCTTCTCCGGTGACGTAGTTCCCTGCTGGTCGTAAAGGTACATCTTGTCGGATAGAAACTTGTCCATCCGGTCAACCATCTTCGTGATAAATCCTGCTCTATCGTGGGTCAACGGATCATCCAACGATTCCCCGGAAAACTGTCTAAGCATCCTCTGTAGCGTCCGTTCAGGCTTCATCTCAAACGACGCTATGCAGACTGACTGATCCTGCTTGACCAGACTTAACGCTATCTGACCCGTGATAAGCGACTTACCACCACCGTTAGAACCTGCGTAGACAGTTACTTCACCCTCACGATAGGCAAAAGAATCATGGGTTCTGACCCAAGGCATAACGATCTTCTTTTCTACCGTTTCCGATAGGTAAGACTCTTTGATGGAGTCTAGCCATTCAGAAGCCTTCTTAACCCGTATCGTTACGTCGTTGGAATGTAGATACTTCTCTACGTCAATACTTTCTGACTTTAGGATTCGAGCCTTCCTAGCCTCGTCTAGTTCTATCGCTCTAGCCTCAATACTCATTGTTTCCCCCTTATTTCCCGACGCAGTTTACGAATCTCAGCAATTAGATTCTTGTGGTAAATGTTCATCTTGTGCAAATGTCTAGACCACTCAGGAAATCCCTGAGCTTTCATGTCCTCAACAATCTCAGGCGTATCCTCAAACCACACCATCCGGTTCAGAACATCGATTTCTTTTGGCTTCTTCATTTCTTGTCTCCTCCTTAACGACTTCAACTAACCGCTGGATTCCAAAAACACTAGCTACCCAAAACCCCGGTGTTACCTCGCTAAAGCCTAACTCAAGCAGCTTAGATTCAGTCATCACCCCTCGCTTTCATCATGGCATCAGCAATTTTGTAAGCCATTGCGCCAAGTTCTAAGCTATCAACAGTTTCACCTCTCTCGCTCCAATTTAATATTCCTTGCATCGCTAACCCTGCCATCCAATCGCGTAAATTCATCCCGTCCTGAGTCGTTATATGACCGTTATCCTTCAACGTAAGATAATGCCTTCATCCTCATATTTCCTCCTGTAATTTTTTCCTTTTTGCAAGCAAATCAATAAGCGAATCCTCAATATGTAAAATTATTCGATCACCATCCATCGCAAAAAAAGATTTTTCATAAAATGTTTCATCTTTGTAAACAAGTTTTACTGTAATCCCCGGCTCAGACTTTGTTTGCTTAGAGTGCAACCAGTTCATAAAAAATAAAAAATTCATGTTTCCTCCTATAAATAACTTACTGCTTCGTTAATTCTCGATACAGCCTTTTTAAGCCGTTTTCTGTCTACTTCCGATACCTGCCTACCCTCGCTCAAATCAAACGCCGCTACGGACGTTAGAAGGGCTTCAAATTGGATTATTTTCAGCAGGTCTGATGCGTAAAACGGTCTACGGACTGCTTTATTAAAATGTTTTTCTTTGAGGGAACTTAGATTGTTGTCGTTAGGAAACAGGTCTGTCAAGTCCATTCCTACGGCATTTACAATTTCGTAGGCACTACATCCGGCAAAGCACTTGAGCAGGATTCGACCGTCATCAGTTTCAGTTATGGCAAGGCTTGGTGATCTATCAACGTGAGCAGGACAACAAGCAGTCCAACGACCTTTTGAGCCTTTAACCTTTTCCAGCTTGTTTAGGAAATTTCCAATCATTTGATCCTCCTGTCGTTCATCCACCATTCTTTAGGGCTTGATGTCGAACTTACGATCTCATCTTCCCATCGTTTTCCATTAAGCCACGTTGACGCATGAGGAACGTATTGAACATCTTTGGATAACAATCCTTGTTCACGAACAGCATTTATCAACATAGAAACAAATGTTTCATCAGCTTTTAATTTCTTAAATGCTTTCCATCCAGCTTCCTTAGCTTTCTTGTTTGGATAAACATTCCAGAATTTCAAAAAATGCTCGTTATATTGTTCTTTTGAAGATGAAGATGAAGATGAAGATGAAGGGGTTGGATTTTGCTTAACCTCTTGGATAACCTTAAGGTTAACCTTATCACTCTTTATTAGAGCAGGGTTTCCACCAAGTTTCCCACCTAACGCTCTGATTTGTCTAAGGTTTTCATCCCGGATCATCCTACGGCTACAAATAGCACCATCGTCAGCAAGGTCATACACTCCTGCATGGTGTAGCTCTTTCAGCCAACCTTCGACAACCTCTAAGGTTTCCCCAACCATACGTGCAAGGTTTACTGGATGGATAACCTTATCTCCAACCTTCAAGTGTCCGTAAGGATTACCTTCGTGCATGAAACAGATCATGTCTATCCATAGACCTCTGGCTCCTGTTGAGCATGACCTTAGTGCGGTATCCCTCAGCCAATCGGAAGGATAGAACTGGAATGATGGGCGTTTAGGCATTTGGAGGCTCCTTTACCATTCCATCAGCCCAAGCAAACGTCATTTCCTCATGGTTTGAGTTAATTAACGCTTGCAACTCCCACGCCATTGCTGGAGTCAATACAACGCTAACTTCTTTGCCAAACTCATAACTATCTTGCTTGATGACAATGCATCCATCAAGGTTGATATAAAACTCACATCCTTGGCTACCTTGAAATTTCACCATAGCTTTTTCCAATAAAAAAAGCCCTAGGAGAGACTCTCACCGATAACGGTGTTGGCGGACTGGTAGGCTACCAGCAGAGTCCCTTCTAGGGCTTGCCTATATCGTGCCGCCAAGCACGAGTAAAACTATACCTTGATCCCTCTTAACTGGCAAATCCGGCAAACATTATGCTCACCGAATTGCCCCGATGATCTGGACTTTTTACAACCATAGCAATACCTCAATCCAAAGCTATAAGTCTTAGAAGGTGCTGGGTTTGACTTTGGAGGTGAGAACGATAAATCTTCGTCTTTCAATTGGTTGTCCACGTGGCGTAGTCTTTCTTGGTTCTGGGTACTTATCGAGCTTAGGCTGAGTCTCTTTCAGTTTTTGTAATGTTTTCTCGTATTTCATTATCTCAGAATGTTGACGGTTGGTAATAGAATGTTCCTATTGGATTTGGTTTACTTATAGAAATATATTTGCACTTACCTATTAATCTGTGGCACTATTTCGTGGCGGTAACTACTAGGGGATAAATATGAACGCACAAGAATTCGAGCAGTTCCTACTTTACGAGTTGTTAGAGGGTCATCCAGACGATGTACTTTGCCACATGACAGCCGCAGATATTGGTGAAGAATTCTCACAGATGTTATGGGTTTGGTCGCAGCATCACCAAAATCCTATCCAACTTAGGGACAACCTGCAACGGTTCATTATCGGAATGATTAACCGGACAGTTAAGGAAAAGAATTTACAAGAGTACGAGGAGACTGAGGAAGATCGTTACTTTGACCGTGAAGATCAAATCTATCAGGAACGCAAAGACCGTGAATATAAAGGGAGAGACGTATGAACAAACTATTCAGAGCAGACGATAAGTTGGCTGACTTCATTGACCGCCATTCTGGTAAAGTCATCTTTCTAATGTTTCTCCTAGCGTTACTTTTGGACAGCTTATGACATCAATCCTAGACCCTTCATTCAAATATGTCCCGTCTGGCAAAACAAACATTCGTAAAACTTTTGACCGTATTCGCAAAGAGCAAAAGGAGGCTGCAAAGATACAAGCTATTAAGGAAGCACAACCTAACAATATCATCTTCAATAAGAAATTCGCTAAAGGATAAATAATGGATACCAAGGTCTATGAGACGCTACAGCAAGCTAGAGTCATACTCCAGAATGTAGAACTCAAAAAATCCGGACACAATAAGTTCGCAGGTTATCGGTACTTTGAACTCACCGACTTTCTGCCTACAGTCAACTCGATATTCGCTAAACTCGGACTCTGCCATACGCTAGAGTTCACCAGCGACCTAGCAACCATGCAGGTTATCGATACCGTTAACGGTGGCATTGCTAAGTTCACTTGCCCTATGGCTTCTGCTCAACTCAAGGGTTGCCATGAAGTACAGAATCTAGGTGCATCAATTACCTACATTACTCGGTATCTACTGGTAATGGCTCTAGCAATCTGTGAGCATGACGCACTAGACGCAACTACAGGCTCAGAAGAACCTAAGTCCGCTAAACCGATTACTAAGTCCGTATTCGATACTCTGGACGAACAATCTCAAGATGAGATTCGTAGCTACGCAGCAGACATTATCCTAATGATTCACAAGGATCAGGTAGCAGAAGCTGTGGAGTACATCAATTCTCTGGAACTAGACGCAGATTGGAAAACTGCACTCTGGAGCCAGTTGGATAGCAAGCAACGATCAGCAATCAAGAAATTTACTAAAGGATAATCATG